GGTCGGCCTGACGCCGATTCCGCCGTGGATGGTGGCCGAGGGGACGTGGGAAGTCTATCGCGCGTGGTATCAGGCGGCGACGACGCGCACGCTGCCGGCGTTGCCCTACAAGACCACGGACCTCATGGGCAATCCGGCGCCGCCGCCGTTTCGGACGCCGGTCGACACGCCGATCAACGACCTCGCCCTCAGCGTGCAGATGTTTGACCAGGCGATCAAGAGCACGACCGGCGTGCCCGACGCGAACATCGGCCGGCAGGATTCAAGCATTCGCAGCGGCAAGATGGCGCAGGTGCTGATCGCGCAGTCACAGCACGGCACCAGCCACTTCTTGAATAACCTCAGGCGGTCGATGCGCTACGAAGGGCAGATCGTCAACAACCTGCTGTATCCGATCTACGGCAAGCGGCCCGGTAGACTCGCACGGATCATCAACGGCCAAGGTGAGCCTGAGACCGTGCAGATCGGGCAGCGGCCGACGCCGACGTTCATGCCGCCGGGAATGGGACAAGGCGCGACGAGCACCATGCCAGGGATGATGCCGCCGCCGATGGGTGGTGCGCCTGGCGGCCCGCCGATGCCAGGTCTGCCTGGGCCGCCTCTCACTGGCGCCCCCACGCCGATGGGACCAGGGGGACCGCCGCCGGGACCAATGGGCGCACCGCCTCCAGGGATGATGCCGCCGGGCATGCCGCCAGGCATGATGCGGCCGCCGGCGCCAGCGCCACCACCGACGCCGCCCGTCTACACGCTGACGCCGGATGCGACCTTCAACGTCGTGGTCAGAGTGACGAAAGCGTTCGATTCACGCCGGCAGGAAGAGGCCTCGATGATGGCGGATCTGATCCAGGCCAATCCGCAGCTGATTACCTGGTTCGGCGACTTGTTCTTGAAAAACCAAGACGGGCCGGGACATCTCGAGATGGCCGAGCGCGCGAAGGTGATGCTGGCGCCACCGATCCAGCAGATGCTGACGCAGCAGGCGCAAGGCCAGGGCGCGATTCCGCCGCCGATTGCGGCGCAGATGCAGCAGCTACAACAGCGGTTGAATGACGCCGAGAAGCTTCTGCAGCACGCCTCGCAGGAAATCCAGAGCGACAACGCGAAGTATCAGACCGAACTCAGGCGCACGCAGATGGAGCTCGAATCACGCGAGCGGATTGCGGCGCTGGACCGCGAGACGAAGATCACCGTCGCCGAGCTCGGCGCGAAGGTCGACCGGATGGCGCTGTTCCTCGAGGAGCGGGCGCGGGTCGGGTCGCAGCAGCACGAGGCGCAGCAGGGCATGATGGACCGGGCGCACGAGGCGGCGCTCGGGGCGCAGGAGCACGCGCAGACGTTGCAGCAGGGGGACCAGGCGCACGCGCAGGCGCTCGAGCAGGGCGCGCAGCCCCCGCCGCCACAACCCGCGCCTGAGCCCGCCGGGGCGGTCTGATGCCTACGGACCTTGCCGAGCTCGCGGCGGCGATCGGACGCGCGGCGAAGGAGCAGAATCCGGAGGCGTATGGCGACTGGCCGGACGCCGAGCTCGGCGCGCAGTTGCTGATCCAGCACCAGGGGCAGGTCCACGGGCTATTCCAAGGCAGCAACGAAAAAGACCCGCAGGGTAATGCCGTCGTGCGGCCGAATCAGTATGGGCAGGCGCTGCAGGAGCAAACGCCGCCTTTAGCGTTTCTCGCGCCCTATCTAGAACGTGGTATGGACCTCTTGCGGGGCGCCACGGGCATTGGGGATCAGGGGCCGGCGGGTCCGACGTGGACGAACGCCGGCCAACTGCTCGCGGCGGTGCTGCCGTTTGCACCCAAAGGACTTTCGGCTGTGAAGGCGGCGGCGAGTGGTGAACGCGCGGCAGAAGAAGCCGCCCAGGCCATTCGCGTTGCACAACGAGCTAACGAAGGTGGTGGTGAACTCCGAGACGCACTCACTGAAATAGGCCGCATCAACCAAGCCACTGGCTACGATGCGTATCGCAATACGGCGCGGACCTTATCTGACGCTGGACTTGCTAACGAAATCTGGCGTCTGCGGTCAACGTCGGGACCAGATGTGGCTAGAAATCTCAAGGTCGCACTCGAAGAACAGGCGAGGCGCGGACAGAACGCGATGATCGGGCAGGTGGTGCCGAGCCGCAGAAATCAGGAACCATAAACATGCCTGCGATGGACATGGCCGACCTCGCCGCCGCGATCGGCCGGCGGATGAAGGAACAGAATCCCGAGGCGTATAGCGAGTGGGACGACGCCGAGCTCGGCGCGCAGCTGCTGGTGCAGCAGCAAGGTCAGGTCCACGCGCTGTTCCAGAGCAGCAACGAGAAAGATCCGCAGGGCGAGGCGGTCGTGCGGCCGGTGTTCCAGGGCGACAACGAGAAGGACGCGCAGGGCAACGCGGTCGTGCAGCCGAATCAGTATGGGCAGGCGGCGGCGCAGACGCCGCCGTTAGCGTTTCTCGCGCCGTATCTGGAACGCGGCATGGACCTATTCCGTGGCGTCACAGGCCTTGGTGATCAGGGGCCGGCAGGTCCGACGTGGACGAATGCGGGCGCCCTGTTGGCGGCGGCCGCGCCGTTCATACCTGGCAAGGCGCTGAAGGCGCTGGCGACGGGCGAACGCGCCGCGGAGGGCGCAGAGAGTGCAGCGCAAGGCATCCGCGCCTATCACGGCTCGCCGCACGACTTCGAGCGGTTCGATCTGGGCAAGGTCGGCACGGGCGAAGGCGCGCAGGCGTATGGGCATGGGCTGTATTTCGCGGAGAACGAGGGAGTGGCAAAGGGCTACAAACAGGCACTCTCGAAGGGCTTTGAATATCAAGGACAGCCGGTTGACCCACGGTCAAGCCTCGGCCGCGATCTAGATTTTCTGTCTGGTAACGTGCGGAGCGGTGAGTCGATGACGGAGGCTCTGCCGCGTCGCATCAAAGAATTGCGCGACCACGCGGAGTTTATGCGGAAGTATGAGTCCGGCTACGGGTCTGATGCCATGTATGACCGGGCGGCTGATGCGCTCGCCGCCTTGGACCCCGCGCAATTAAAACCTAGCGGCAAAACATATGAAGTGAATATCAAGGCTGATCCAGCGCAGTTTTTAGATTGGGACAAGCCAATAAGTGAGCAACCTGCCGCCGTGCAAGAATTAGTCGCGAAGCGATGGGCCGCGAACGATCCCACGAGGCCGCGCACCGGCGCGGAACTTTATCGGGAACTGGGGCCAGATGCGCAGTTCGCCGCTGACTGGCTCAAGGAACGCGGCGTGCCAGGGGTGAAGTATCTGGATCAAGCCTCCCGCAGCACGACCGGTGGTGAATTGATCGACGTCTTCAAGGGGCCAGAGGGCTGGCAGAGCAAGATTCGCCTAAACCGCGCGAACGGGGAGCAATACTTTACGACCAGCGCCCCGCACGCGACGCGCGAAGCGGCCGAGACGTGGGCGCAGCAAAAGATCGCGGACCCCGGCACGCGCAACTACGTCGTCCACGATGACAAACTGATCGAGATCCTCCGCAAATACGGCCTGCTGCCGCCGCTCGCCGCCGGCGCCGCCGCCTCCCAACTCCATTCAGACGACAGCACCAAGTAGCGCACCGTCAAAATTTTGACACCGTCAAATTCTTGACACTACCGCCGCGCTGGGCGCAGACTACAGGCCATCCGTGGCCGACGAGCTCCCGGTTCCCAGCGCTGACGCCGGCAGTCCCCCCGCCGAACCGGCCGAACTGTCCCTCTCGGACCACGAAAAGCAATTCTCCGCGAAGAACGACCGCGAGGCGCCGGCCGCCGACGGGGACGCCCAGGCTTCAGGAGTCGCCCCTGAAGAAGCGGCCGATCCGTCGTCGGCCGGCGAGCGCGATGAACAGGGCCGCTTCCGCGGCAAGCGCGCGAAAAGCCACGCCGCCACGCCAGCCGACGCCCCCCGCATCAACGAATTAACCAAGCGCCTGCGCGAGCGCGAAGCCGAGCTCGAGTCGCTGCGCCGCGCCGCCCCGGCGCCCGCACCCGCTCCGCGGCCCGCCACGCCGCCCCAGTCCGCACCGACGCAGGCGCCGCGGCTCCAGGGATTCATCGACCAGTTAAAGCCCGACGAGGACTACAACCTGGCCGTCGAGCGCCACGCCGAAGCCATCGCGAACTGGACCTGGCAGCGCCGCGAACAACAGCAGCAGCAGCAGCAGGCCGAGCGGCAGTTCGCGCAGACGTTCCAGCAGAAGGTGGCGAGCGCGCAGGAACGGTATCCCGATTTCAACGACGTCGCGCTCAATGCGCCCTCCGCGATTCCGCAGGGCTCGCTGATCGACCGCTGGGTCTGGGAACACCGCACCGGCGCCGACGTCCTCTACTACTTTCAAAAATTTCCCGGCGAACTCCCGCGCGTGCTCGCGCAGTCGCCGCTCGATCAACTCGAAACGCTCGCCCTTATTTCGCAGCACCTCGCTGCGCCGTCTCCCTCCACGCGCAGTGTAGCTGCCGGCACCGGATCGGCTACTGCGCCCGTGATGACATCTCAGGTCCCACGCCCGCCTAATCCGGTGCGGACAGGTCCGATGCGCGGTGGTGACGAACCGCCGGGTGATGACGCCTCGCTTGCGGCGCACGAACAGTTCTATTACCGCAACGGTCGTCGTCGGGCCTAGCCGTTCGCGCCCCGCTCTAAGGCGGGTGCAGCTTGAATACGTTTATCTCGCCGGTTTGGGTCACAACCGACGTCGCCGTCAACTTTAAGAACAACCTCAAACTGATCGGACAGTTCGATCGCTCGTGGGACCGCACCTGGGAAAGTGATCCCGGCGGCGCCAAGATTGGCTACACGGTGCAGGCGCGCATCCAGCAACGCTGGGTGGTCACCGAAGGCCAGGCGCTCGTCCAGCAGGCGATCTTCAATCAGACCGTCCCGATCACGGTCAATCACCAATTCCAAGTGGGCTGCGGCTGGAGCTCCGCGGACGATCGCCTGCTCGTGGAAGAAGTGCAGGAGCGGTATACCAAGCCCGCCGGCATGGCGCAGGCCAACAAATGGGACGTCGTCGCCGGCGCCGAAGTCTACAAGAGCGTCTACTACTCGGCCGGCTCGCCTGGGACGCCGCTCTCCGCGGAAGGCACCTACACCGATGCGGTCGCGAAGCTGCGCAACGTCGGCGTGCCCGATAAATTCTGCGCGGTGCTTGATCCGAAATCGCAGTCTGCGATTTTGAAAACGGCGTTCACGCAATTCAATCCCCAAAATCAGATCACGACCTACTGGAAGACCGGCCAATTCTCGGGCGCGGCGATGGGCGTGGACGAATGGTATTGGGACCCGAACGTGCCGACGCACACGACCGGCACGTTCACCGCGAGCACGCCGCTGGTGAACAGCGCAGGGCAGACGGGGTCGACGGTCACGACCAGCGGCTGGGGCACGTATGCGCTCAAAGCGGGCGACGTGTTCACGATCGCCGGCGTCAATGCGGTGAACCCGGTGTCCTACATAGACACCGGCGACTTGCAGCAATTCGTGCTGCAGGCGGATGTCGCGGGCACGAGCACCGCGACGCTGACGTTCAGCCCCCCGATCATCACCTCGGGCGGCCTGCAGACCGTCACCGCGTCGCCGGCGAACAACGCGAGCATTCTCTTCGTCGGCGCCACCGGCGCGGTCGGCGGCACGATGTCGGCGCAAACATCCAAGCAGTCGCTGATTTTCAATCCCGCGGCCTTCGCCTTTGTCATGGTGGACTTGCCGTCGAAACTGCCCGGTGCGAATGCGGCGCGGAAGAACGACAAGGACACGGGCGTCTCGATGCGGTGGGTGGAGCAATACAACATCCAGACCGACCAGATGCCCTCGCGCATAGATACGATTGGGGGAGTGGCTTCGGTCCTTCCATATTTTGCGATAAGGATGTGGTCGTGAAATCCTAACGTGGTCTTGGCTGCCCTGCTGGTGTCGTCATGGCGTCTTCGAGGGTCCAGTTCAGCGTTTTCATACGCTGATGCACCATCGAATAGCTGATGCCAGCGCGGGTCGCCAAATCTTTCAGTGTGCCCGTATGACCATTGAACGTGAACAGCTTGGTGCGTCGTTGGTTGACACGTTGGATTTGACGAGTCTCCCAGCGGCAGTTCGATGGTTCATAGTGTCCATTGGGATCAATCCGATCAAGGGAAGCGGTTGGCGTGGGGCGTGGTCCGAGATCGGCCAGAAAGTTCTCAAACGATCGACTCCATCGCTCACAGACGCGAATACCACGTCCACCATAGCGTTTAAAGGCCGTGTTTTTGTGACGGCGACAACGATCGAGCATTCCAGCCCACGCATGATATTCGGGCGTATTCGAGGCGCCGTGGGTCGTCGCTCGCTCGTTCAGTTCCTCCACGCGCAGACAGCCACACGATCGACTGACGCCTCGCTTCACGTTGCCCCAGTGTGGTTCACAGATGGTTCCACAGTCGCATTGACAGCGCACGCTCGGATGTTTCGAGTCGGTGCCGAGAAAGGCCAAAATCGTCAACCGTCCGAATCGTTCGCCTGGTTGCGGTTTGGGTTTCTCTCGGCGTTTGCGCGCCTCTTCACGTTTCAGGCAGCCGCAGGATTTTGTGGTGCCTCCGCGCAGACAGTCGCCTGTCACGATCGTTCGTTGTCCACACGCACATTGACACAACCACGCGATGCGAAGCGGATGTTTAGCACGCTCCATCACGGTCAATCGCGTGAATGTCTGACCAGTCAAATCAATAAACCTTGGCATTGCTGACATTTTACCATAGGACACACACATGGCCCTCACACAAACGACCCTCAGCGCCGCCATCACCGCCTCACAGGTGCAGTTCGGCGTCACCAGCACCAGCACCGGCTTTCCGGTCGTCGGCACGCAGAACGCGCAGCCGCCGCAGCCGATCCAGATCAACGGTGAGATCATGTATCTCACCGGCGTGCCGGCGGCGAACACGATCGTCGTGCGTTGCCGCGGCAGCGAAGGCACGGTGGCGGCGGCGCACGATGTGCTCTCGCCGGTCATCACGAGTGCGACCGTGACCGACTTCCCGGCCATCGCGCCCGGACAGTTGATCCCGATCGACCCGGCGGTCGACAACCCCGCGACGCTCGGCGCGGATGGCGCGATCCCGGTGCCGCTCGGCCCGGTCGTCTACAACATCAACAAGGGGTCCGCGGCGGCGCTGACGCTGGCGGCGCCCTCGCTGTCGCTGAACGGCACGCGGGTGGTGATCACCTCGCAGACGGCGTTCGCGCATGTCGTGACGGCCACGACGCTAATCGCTGATGCCGTGACGGGCTCGCCGCATACGACGGCGACGTTCGCGGCGTTCAAGGGCGCCACGATCACGCTCGTCGCCGAGAACGGCCTCTGGAACGTCGTCAGTGCCACGGGTGTCGCGGTCACGTAGTTGAACTCTCTCAACGAGCGCCTGCGCTCTTTTAGGCAGGCGCTCGGAGCTCAAACAGCATCAGAGGTGAAGGCGAATGATCCTCCATAGCCCGGAAAGCTCGTACGCGAAAGAACGCCGTAAGTGGGAAGCGCACCCGTCCGAGCTCGGACCCGGTGAGCGTCCGTGGGTGTTTCGTGAATACCCGATGATGCTGTATCGCGCGCTGTCGCCGAGCACGACCGCGCCGATGGAGTCGCAGATCGCCGACGACGAGCTCCAGGCCGACGCCCTCCGCGGGCGCGGCTTCCGCCCGACGCCGCTCGAGGCCATCGAGGCGCACGAGGCGCAGGCGCTCGAATTCGCGAAGCTCGCGGCCGAGCGCGAGCACGAGATCAAATACAAGCTGTCGGAAAAGGCCGCCGCCGAAGTGCGCGCGGCCGAAGCCGACTATTCCGGACACATGCCGTCCGTGCCGGTGACGCCGATCCCGCCGAAGGCCGGACTCGCGTCATGGGCGCAACCGAAGAAAAAGGAGTAACGATGGCCGCACCAAACGGATATCCCTCGTGGGTCTACAGCCGCATCGAGCCGGCGGTCATCGTCCGCAGCCTCGAGGCCTTCAATGCGCTGAGCGGCACCTGGGGCACGACGCCATCGCCCCAGAATCCGCCGCAGCGCCCGCCGATCGACCTGCCGGGGACGCCGCTCGCGGCGCTCTTGGCGATCCTGGCGCTGTTGACGCAGCGGTTGCCGGAACCGCCGGCGACCACGCTCCTCGCTGCGAGCGAGCCGGAACCCGAGGCCGAACCAGAACCCGAGCACGAGCGCGGGGCGAACGGCCGGCACCGTCGATCGAAGGCGGGCGAGTAATCATGGCCGTCACGCCTGACGGGTTCCCCTCGTGGGTCTACCATCCCACGCGCCCGACCGTGGTCGTGAAATCGTTGTCTGCGCTGAATGCGCTGCCGGATCTCGGGAACTGGAGTGCGATCCCGTATCCGGAGAATCCGCCGCCGTGGCCCACCGTCGCCAGCGGTATCGGATCCGAGCTCGAGGCGCTGACGGCGCTGCTGCGCCTCGTGCGGGCGCGCTGTCAGCCGGCGTGACGCGATGAGCGGCACCGCGCTCGCTGATCGCTTCTGGGCCAGAGTCGATACGCTCGACCTCGATGGGTGCTGGTTCTGGACCGGATCACGCCGTTCGCATGGATACGGTCAAATCACACTCCGCCCTGCTCGCACGCAATTGGCTCATCGAGTGGCCTATGAGCAGGCCTTCGGCCCTATTCCGCCCGGCCTGCTGGTCTGTCATCGCTGCGATGAACGTCTCTGCGTAAACCCTGAACATCTGTTCGTAGGCACGCAAAAAGACAACATCGCTGACATGATCAGCAAGGGGCGCGCTTGTCGTGGTGTCCTGCATCATAGTGTGCGATTAACAGAGGATCAGGTGCGTCAGATTCGTGTGGCTGATGGGACACAGCGTGAAATCGCCGCGCTCTTCGGTATCAGTCAGACTAACGTTTCGCAAATTCGTCAGCGCAAAGGGTGGAAACAGTTGCCATGAGTGGCACCGCGCTTAGTTACATCACGCGCGCGTTCGAGAATTTGAATATTTTTCAGCCAGGCGCGACCCTGCCGGCGGCGCAGACCACGCAGGCGCTCGCGATCCTTAATCTGATGATGAGCACCTGGGCTGCGCAGTTGGCGCCCGTGACCGTCGCCGGCATCGGGATTCCCCTGATCAGCGGGAAAGCGATCTATACCTGGGGACCGGGCGGCGACATTGTCGCCCCGGTGCCGATGGGGCAAAACAGCCTGCGCTCGGCCAGCCTAGTCTTGGGGACCACCACGCCGTCGGTCGAGGTGCCCCTGGCTGTCCTGACGGATGACATGTATTTCGCGATTGCCATCAAGGGGTTATCGAGTACGCAGCCCACCGCTGTCTATTTTCAAGGCTCTACCCCGTTGGCTCGCCTCACGCTCTGGCCGGTGCCTAATAATGCGGTGAATATCGTCACGGTCTACTACGACTCGAAGTTTGGCCCCTTTGCGGATCTGAGCACGACCACCTACACGTTCCCCGACGGCTATGACGAGGCCATCATCTACAACCTCGAGCGCCGCTTCGCCGGCCCGTATGGGCGCGACATGCCGGCGGAAGATGCGATCCTGGCGCGCGAGACGTTCGCGAACATCTTCCGGTCGAATCAGCGGCTCAGCGACCTGCCGAATGATTTCGCCACCGCGTTCGGCCCGAGCGGGAGACGCGGCTACAACATCCAAACCGGGAATTACTAAATGATTGGCACGACACGCGGCCCGCTGAACAAGTGCGAAGCGATCACGCCGTCGGACACGGTGGACCTCACGCGCTACACGCAGACGAAGCAACTCACCGATGGCATTTACGTCGGCGGCGGCGCCGGCGTGCTGGTGATCGTGATGGCCGACAACACGACTTGCACGCTGTCGGGCGTGATCACCGGGCAGATCTATCCGATTGCCTGCCGTCGCATCAACGCGACGACCACATCGGCGACGAACCTCGTCGCGGTCTACCAGATCTAAATGGCGCCCTCCGCACAAAACGTCGGCCTCCTCGCCTCCGTCGGCGCCACGGTGCGCCTGACGCCGCCAGGCCTCGCCGGGTTCGGCATCCAGATCACCGGGACGTGGGCGGGCACGGTCCAGTTCGAAGGCTCGATCGATGGCGTGACGTTCACCGCGCTCAGTGCCACGCCGATCGCCGGCACCGTGTCGGTGGTGCAAACCACGGTCAACGGGCTGTGGCAGGCGGCGGCGCCGCTGGTGTCGATGCAAGTGCGGATGTCAGCCTGGACGAGCGGCAGCGCGGTCGTCACCCTCAACGCCGTCGAAGCGGCCACGGGTGGCGCCGCAGCGGCCGGCGGCGGCAGCGGCGGCGGGGCGGCGTCAATCGCGGACGGCGCTGATGTCGCGACGGGTAGCACCACCGACCCCGCGGTGGTCGGGGATAACCCCGGCACGGTCAACAGTCATCTGCGCGGCCTCACCAAGATCACCGCCGATGTCTGGGACATCGTCAACCACCGCTTGCATGTCAACGTCGACAATGCCGGGTCGATTGGCGGCGGCACGCAATACACCGAAGACGTGCCGGCCGACGCGAACCCGATCGGCAACATGAACATGGCGCGGCGGCGCGACACCCTCTCAGCCGCCGAAGTCAGCGCCGATCTCGACAACATCGCGTTGAACGCCACGGCCAAAGGCGAGCTCTACGTCAAGCACACGGACGCGATCGGCCTCGCCGCCGGCAGCGCCGTCATCGGCCATGTGATCACCGATGTCACCTCCACGACCGCGGTGACGCAGGCCGCGGCCGCTTCCCTCAATGCGACGGTGGTCGGCGCCGGCAGTGCGGGCACGCCCAGCGGTGGCGTCGTGACGGTGCAAGGCGCCGCGAGCATGACGCCGGTCTTTGTCGGCGGCAACGTCGCGACGAACGTCGCGGTCGGCGCCAACCCGGTGAACAACGGCGCGCAGGCAGTGAGCGCCGAAAACAGCGCGGTCACGACCGGGCGCATGGTGCAGTTGGTCGCGGACCTCGTCGGGAAGCTGATCGTCCTGCCCTATGCGAATCCGGAGAATTTTGTCTCCGGTGTCACCTCGGGCCAGATGACCGCGACGACCTCCACGACCTGCGTCGCCGCGCCGGCGGCGGGTTTGCGGAATTACATCACCACGATCACGGTGTCGAACTCGCACGCCACCGTGCCCACCGATGTGCTGATTCAGGATGGCAACACCGGCACGACGCTATGGGTGGTGCCGGCCGCCGCCGCGCAAGGTGGCGCGGTGGTGACGTTTCCCACGCCGCTGCGCCAACCCACGACCGCCACCGCGATCTTTGTGCAGAACGTGACGACCGGCGCGAGCACGAAGGCGTCGATTGCGGGCTACAAGGGCGCGTAGATGGCCTTCGCGAAATACAAGCAACTGACGCTGGCGAGCAACAGTATCGGGATGAGCAGCGACCCGACCAGCTGGCCGCTGTGCATCGGGCGGGGCTACGGGCCGCAGGCCGCTGACACGGACCTCAAAGACACGAGCAACGGCGGGGTCATCAGGCCCGACGGGTTCGACATCGCCTTCTTTGACAGCGTCGCCCAGACCACGCGCTATCCGGCCGAGCGCGTGCTGTATGACGGTGTGAACGGGAAGCTTGAGGCGTGGGTGAACATCCCGACGCTGACCCGCGCGTCGGCCGTGGTGCTCTACATGCTCTACGGCGACGCGACGATCACGACCGACCCGAACAGCGGCGCGTTTGGGAAGACCGCCGCGTGGAACACCGGCTACACGAACGTCTATCATCTCGGCGACGGCTCGACGCTGAGTCTGGCCGGCAGCACGTCCACGCCGGCGAACCTGACGAACACGAACAGCGTCACGGCGACAACGGGGGACATCGCGGGCGGCGCCCATTTCGTCCGCACCGCCAACCCCAATGCGAAGTATTTGTCCGTATCGGCCGCCGCCACCACCACGTTTCCGGTCACGCTCGATTGTTGGGCGAAGCTGAGTGATACGACGTTCGCGGATGCTGAACAGCGCATCATGGTGGCGCTGTCCAAAGCGACCGGCAATGAGGCGTTCTGGCTTGCCTACTGGCGGCAAGCATCGGACCATGTGACGTATCTGATGGTGCTGGAGAATAACGTCAACAACCCGAAGTTCAATTTTTACGCGGTGACGGTCGATACAAACTGGCATCACCTCGCGGCGGTCTTTACGAATGCGACCACGCTCGCGTTGCACATGGATGGCGTGGTGATCACGCCGAATACCTCATTTTTAGGGGCGGGCGTGACCCCGGCGGGCCTTGATACGACCTCGATTGGGGTCGAGCTCGAAACCGGCCCGTTCCAGTGGGCCAACTTCAACGGCGACATTGACGAGGCGCGCGTCTCGAACGTGGCGCGCAGCCTCGATTACAACATCGCCAGCTTTCAATCGCAGAAGGCGAGCAACACGTTTATCACCTGGGGCGCGGCGACGAACGTCAGCGGCAGAACGGTGATCCATCGGCTCGCGACCTTGAATGCCG